ATGAAAATTAGATATGCTACCAGTCTTTGGACATAAATTAACGTAGAGCCTGTATATCGAAGTCCAACTTATATATTTAGAAAATATATCAATAACTGGTCGATAAAACTGTGATTGAGAAATATCATTGCAATACAAAATATGAGAGAAAAAGGGGTCATCATCACAGGTTTGTTCTTCTTGAAAAAACCAAGGCCAATGAGGATTATCAATAATACTTTCTAATTGATTTAAGTCTTGTAAACTTAAAAAGTCATCTTTTATCATTTCATCCAATACCTTTTAATTGGTGGGTTAACTTCTCGCTTTTCTTTTACAGGTCTTTTTATAAGTTTGCCACAAGAATGACACTTTAGATTTATCTGTAGCAACTCACACATTGCCTCGTCTTTTGGTAAAGCAAAGCACTGATGAGGTAAAAACATTTCTGTCGGCAAAGGAAAGCCAACATGTTTCATTTTACAACTAAGTCAATGAGAAAGAAAGATAATAACATAAATCCAAACATACCTACTTGTACTACTGACATAATAGCTACTTGTTTCATTGGGTGTACGTCTACAATTTTCTCAATCATATCTTCACTAGGAGATAGATTTGCGACTTGTAATAATTTTTCTTCTTTCATTCAGTTTGTGATTTTCCTTGTCTTGCCATCCACTCTCTATGAGTTGGTTTCTGTTTCATTATATGACGATTACGCAAAAATGCTTGTCGTAGTTCATCATTCATTTTTTGTGATTTAGTCAACGGTTTTGTCTCTTTTTTCTTTTTTGGTGGAAATAACCACTTTAATACTTTAATTGCCATTTTTCGCAAGTTTCTTCTGATAGCACAAGTGTTGTGTGCTTCCTGCCCCTGCACCAGCCTTCACTGAGTTTAGGAGTTATATGGTGCACGGGATCATAAAATTTACAATCCCTGCACGGATTGTCGGGCATAGGAGTAGCTCGTCTAGGTTTGATTTTCTTCAAAATTCTTTATACCAAATACATAGTTGTCTGCAGCTGATTCTGCATAACATTCTCCTTTTCCCTCATATCGTTCCTCTGCTATGAGTACTTTTGTATGTTCTCCATCTACAATTTGATTCTCGTAGTATTCACAACCCCATGAATTATCATCTAAATATTTATACACTATTACACTTCTTGCATTTCGTGAATACTGATGATACTCATGTTTGTCATTCATAACTAAATAACTCATAGTTTTGCTACTAGAGTTTCGTACTCTGTGTAGCCTCCACAATAATTCCCATTGACTTTAATCTGTGGGAATGTTCTTGCCTCTGGAAACTCCTCTGCAATGAAACCCATTTCAAAGTGTTCTCCTAATCTTTTATAAGTATAACTGTGTCCTTTTCTTTCTGCCAATGCTTTTGCTTTGTCGCAAAATGGACAGTTATCTTTTCCAAATATTTCTACTGTTAAGCTCATTAATCTACTCTCGCTATAACTTGAGGAATGATTTCCCCTGCTCTTATTACTTCAACAGAACAACCGATTTCAAGTCCAAGACCCTCAATGATTGCTATATTATGTAGAGTTGCTCTACTTACTGTTGCGCCATTTATATTAATAGGTTCTAGAATTGCTACTGGGGAAACGTTTCCTGACTTGCCAACTTGCCACACAACATCAAGTAGTTTTGTTACTACTCCTGCTGGTTTGGTTTTCTTGGCAAATGCTCCACGAGGGTGGTGAGAAGTATAACCTAACTTTTCGAAAGCATTGTTACTTATAATTCTCCACACTTCTCCATCCTGAGGAAACATAGGATAATTACTGTCTATAGCAGTCTCAAACCCACAATGATTCAAGAAGTTCATATCTTCTATATAATCATTTGTAGGATAAGGCTGAACACTATATGCAATAAATTCCATACTTCCTGCTCGTTCTCTGAACTCATCAATATCTTTTAAGTTGAGTGCACCCGCTGCATAGTTTCTTGAGTTTTCTATGTTCTTATCTGCGACTACTTCTCCAGTAATTTGTAATATGTGTTTGCCCTTAGCAGGGAGTAGGTGTCGAGGAACAAGTTGTCGCATCTTTTCTGTGATGTCGACACCTTCTTTTCCATCTCCTCGAGTTAAGGCACAAGACAATGTGCCATAGATATATTGTAGAGCAACTGCGGCTCCGTCTAGTTTGGGGGTGACTACTACAGGTTCTTGACCGTAGTCTGGTCTATCTTCCATTGTATATGCTTTTTGCAATGAATACATTGGAAAGGCGTGAGTCCATCTTACTGAGCGTGGGTCTTGTTTTGCACCCACAACATCATTTAATGTACCAAGTTGAGCCTCCATTCTGTCATACAGTTCGTCTGACATAAGAGGTTTACCATTATAATAAGCAATCCTTGCTCGATTTATTAGTGCTTCTAAATTTTTCATAAGTATATTATACTAAATTTATAAGGTATTGTCAAGAATTATTTTAGGGGAGGTATATTTCATCCAGTTGTTCTTTGAATTGTTCTTCTAAAACTGATTTACTTTCTGCTAGTGAGAGAATATCTACTAGTCCTTCAAAGAGTCTTCTAGTGTTTTCGAAGTCAACTTTCATAGTGATTCCATTTCGTGTAGGTTTCCACTCTTCATCAAAGTCTAAATAATACTTTCGTAAAGATATGTACTCAGTTCCACGAAATACATTTACTACTAGTCTAATCTGTTCGTCTTCAGTTTGCTGTATAATTTTTTCGTAAGGTGCGGGGGAGTCTAAATCAATCATTCTTGATCACTCGGTTGAGAGGTACTACACTCGTTACATTTTCAGGCACAAGTATCCTATAAGAATCCGTGTCCCAACAAAATAGCAAAACTGTATGCTGTCCTTCTTTTGCTCTATTTCTTTTCTGACGAATGTATTCTGTAGAAAAGTCATTAGTGCAAACATTGTACTTTAATTTTCGTGAGTTTTGACTTCTGTAAGTGATAATTGCATCACCAGAGTCGTCGAGTCTCTTCTTAAGCTCTTCTTTTTTCATTATTTCTCCAATTTAATCTAACAAAAACTCTTTTGAATTGTTAAATTGGAAGGTCTCTAAAAAAGAATGCAAAAAACCAAGACATCTTGCAATGCCTTGGCTAAACTAAGTTACAACTACTTAATTATTTAATGCTTCTACTATACCTTTGAAGTATACTGCAGCTTTACCAGTTAGTTTACTGATAATTGCTGAGTCAACTTCTTGACCAGCGTCAGACAATGCTGAAGTAAGACTGTCTTGAGCATCAGCTACTGATACTCGTCCACCACCAGTAGATCCACCTGAGGATTTAGCTGCTGGAGTTTTTCTTACATATACGCCTGCTTTGGTTAGTATCATACGAACTCCATTTGGTGATTCACCAAGTTCGTCTGCGATTTCTTTTACAATCTCCATGGAAGTCTCAGGTGTAGGTTCTTGTTCCTGATACATTTCGACTGCTTGTGCTTTAGATTCATCTGTCCAAGCCATGTTTTTTCTCCTGTGTTTGTTTTGGATCCATGTGTCGTTCCATACGGGTTTCCAACCTGTTCGGTCGTACTGTTGCGTATAAAATCTGTCACTCATGTATATCCTTTTTTTAATATAAATATATTATAATGAATTTGAAACCAATTGTCAAGAAGTATTTTTCGGTATCTTATAGGTTTTCCTATCTTGAAAAATGCTTTTCGATAGTTTCAATCTTCTCTTCGGCATTAGCGATTTTCTCTATCTGTGTTTCGATAGCTTCAATAATCTCTGGGTGTTCTCCAATACCTGTTGAGTTTCTAGTGTACACCATAACATTTGCTTTTGCTACTTCTACTTCACCTTTTAACTTGGCGATAAGTGCTTTTAATAAATAGTTCATAATTCTCCTTTACGATTTAAAATATTTGTCAAAATGACCATCTTTATACTGATGATAAGTGTCTCTACCATAGATATAACCATAGTAAAATATGCCTGCCCATACTGCAAGATTAAAAGTAAACTTTGCTACTAGGAAAGGCACTCCAAATAAAAAATCTAACATGATCTCTTTTTCTCCCAATCTTTTATTGCCGCTTTAATACTTCCTTCTGCTAATACTGAACAATGTAGTTTAATTGGTGGAAGATTTAGTGCTTCAGCAATATCTTTATCTTTAATTAACTTTGCTTCTTCTATTGTTGTGCCTTGCAACATATCTACAAATAGCGAAGAAGAAGCTATTGCACTGCCGCATCCATAGGTTTTAAACTTAACTCCCATAATACGATTGCTGCCTGGATCGATTCTTAGTTGCAGTTTCATCACATCTCCACAAGCGGGCGCACCTTGCATACCCGTTGCTACTGTCGGATCTTTTGGATCGTACTTTCCAACTGAAAATTGTTTGGGTGAGTTTAATACTCCCTCAAATCTGTCTACTACTTCTTTACTATATGCCATGTTTTAACTCAGAGCTTTGTCGCAAAATGCAACTATAAATTCTTTTGATAACTTATCGGATAAAGAGATCGGAAATGTAAGCGGTGTTGCTATACCAAATCCGACTATTGCTACTGCCCATCCTAATCCTTCTCGCTTTACAAGGATACTATCACTATCTATAGATTTTAGAAATCTTATAGAAGGATAGTATAGTTTTGCTACTGATAGTATCCAAGCAGCAATGTATAAAGCAAAAAAGGTTTTCATAAGTATTGTTGTAAGTGTTTCAAACTTCCGATATTGTATGCTAATCGTGGGGCGAAGTGCCCTGCGTCTTTCATCAATCCGAAGTATGGCGATTCACACTCTGCCATTTCGATTTCCCATAATAGATAGCACTTGCTACCATGTTTATCAAAGTTATGGGACTTTGTTATTTCTCGTTTTACTACTGCAATGCAGTTGCCTTGTGCTGACCATACTCTTTCACCTGCTGTGAATTCTTCTGATACGCAAGGTTCTGGAATCATTGCCTCTTTAATACCTTTGTAGTCAGTATCTGGAAGTTTCTGTGGTACTCCCATTCGTTCTATGACTGCCTTAATAAAAGCGGGGGAACGATATAATGCTTTTGCAATGTCAGATACTACTGCACCATTTAAGTAATGTTTTACTATGGATACTTTCTCTACTTCAGTTACGCCCTTGCCTTTATTCTGTGCTTTTCTTCTAGCCCGAAATTCTATTGTTTCATTGTGGTCAGCAATGATTTTACTAAGACGAGTTGTATTATATGCAATATGCAATATCTCACACGCCTCTTTTTTAGTAATAGGTTTTTCTGCAGCAAGCAGTTCTATTACTTTATTTATATTTGTTTCTGAGAGTTTCTCTTCTCTTTTCTTTCTAACTGCCATCTTTTTTAATCACTCCTTTGTGAATTAAATAATCTATGCTAATCCAACCAAAGACCCAATTAATCATTTTTCAACTCCAAATGGTAATCATTCAACTCTTTTAATTCTTGTTCATGCATTGCGCCTAGTAGGATAATTGTGTAGTGAAGTACTTTGTATAAGTCTTTTTCATTCTTGCCATCTTTCTTTCCAAAACGCTGTGCATATTTAATTATATTACCAATACAAAACCCTTCTCCATGTCCATTCTCAAACACTATCTCTGTTGTTTGAGTCTTTGCTTGGGCATAGTGCTGGTCGTATGTACTATCTATATAATGTTTTAGTCTAGTTTGAATTAAGTCTTCGTTAAATTTATACACGAGTTATCCTTTTTTCATAATCAGCATAGTCTTCGTTCCACCAATGTGGTTTGTCTCTGTATTTCCAACTAGCAAAGGTTGCTTTGTCTAGGTGGTAGTAATCTCGATAGCTTTGTATCGGATTATCATAATCTCTAAGATCTTCTGGCATTGCCAGTCCGAACTTAGTAAAGCCTACTCTTTCAAGATGTACTGGATCTGGCAATTTATTTACTACTTGCTCTATCGATTTGTGTAGTTTGCCATAACGATAATAGTATTCATCGTTCAATGCATTTGCATAACAATGAACCCACTCGTGATTGTCCAATGACTCCCTTGCCCAGATTGTGCAGGGATGATTGTACATCATTGGAAGGTAGGGGAAGGGTCGCTCCTCAAGTGGTAAGTGCTTAATTTCGGCTTTAACCTTGTTAAGAACCTCTCGTTCTTCTGCATTTAGCGCACGAGGAACATACCCTAGAAATTTGTCAATGTAAATAGTTGTACAAAGAATCTGGGCAGCTTCCAGTGGCATCTTAACAATATGCTTGTCAACATGATACTGTGCTGCCTTATCGAGATCCTCGTCTAAATAAAATAAATTCATATCTTACTTCCAACATTTGTATACGCCACAGAGTTTGTCTTCGTTTTCTGTAGTC